AAATAAAATATATATGATTTATATATATGGGAAAAATAAATTTAATTGGATCACATCATGATATTGATTATAATATAATAAATTCCGAGTATGATATAGATATATATCATGGACCATCACATGTTATTGAAAATAATCATAAAAAAATTTATATACAAATGGATGCAGACCTAATATGCGGTCATTATAATTATTTAAAAACTAATTATTATAAATATGATTATATACTATGTTTTGACCCTTCACAAATTAATAGTTCAAATACAATTCAATTAATATGTGGAGGCACATGGATTGATAAATCTGATTATTTAAATATTGATACAAGTTTAAAAAAATTTAAGATATCAAACTTATGTGGAACAAAACAATATACACATGCTCATAATTTACGCATTTATTTATATATGAATCAAAGTATATTAAATATGTATCCAATAACTTTCTTTCGAACCCCACCTAATGGACACGGAAGCCATAATGGAGCAATTCTTCCTGATATAAATAATAACCCTATAATTGGCTCAGATCATAAAGATAAAATTAATTTATTTAAAGATTTCCAATATAGTATTATAATTGAAAATACTAAAGAAATATCGTGTTTTAGCGAAAAAATAATTGATTGTTTAATTACAAAAACAATTCCAATTTATTATGGTTGTGAAAATATTGCTGATTATTTTAATACAGATGGCTGGATTATTCTTAGTTCAGATAATATTGTTCAAGAATTATATGAAAAATTAGCTTTATTAAATGATGAGTATTATAGTAAATATACAAATATTATTGAAGAGAATTATAAAAAAGCTATAAATTATAGATGCTCCATGACAAATTTATTTCAAGCTATAAATAAGATTCCTTATATTAATATCAATATTTCTAACTTTACTAAGGAAAATTATTCATGTATTATCTTAATAGACGACCCTACAAATAATATTGGAAATCCAGATGTTGAATGGCAGTGGGATACACAGGTATTTATACAACATAAGGAAGTCTGGAAAAAATATATAAATTCTGATAAGGATATATTGTGTTTATTTAGAAATACCGATAAAAATCTTAAAGAGGGTGAACATACATTAGATATCTCTAAAAATACATTAACTGTTCAAGGTCATCATGCATACGGAGTAGTAGATAATGTAATTAAATCTATGAAAGCACTTGATTCATATTATAAATATGACTTTCTTCTAACAACAACCTCGAGTTGTTTTTGGATATTACCAAAATTCAAAAAAATATTATTAGATTTACCTAAAACTGGATTGTATTATGGTCCATCTGATGCTCCAATATCTAAATATAATATCGGACAATTATTTGTCTCTGGTTCAGGTACATTATATTCTAAAGATGTTGTTAAGTTATTAATAGATAATATTGATAATTTATCAGTTATAAAAGATATACCAGATGATGTATTAATAGGGCGATGTCTACATATGTATAATATATTTCCTGTACAATCTGGAAAAAGATGTGATTTTGAGAAGAGTGAATATATTCATTATCTTAAAGATATTATAATTGATACAGATAATCATAATGTATATTATTATCGTACTAAAGTTCATGAAAATAGATTATATTATGATACATTAATTCTACACAGTCTATATAATTATTATTATGGTTCTAAATATATAAATAATTAAAAGATATTGTATCCAAATATTTATAAAGTATGATAATTATTTTTACGAATCACCAATTAGAATTTAGTTTTTTTTAATAAGTTATAAATAAGTTTTTTCGGACACCATACGCTGTCTGAGGGCGTTCTTCTTCTATACTAAGTATTCCATTTTTTGTAAAATTATATACATCTTCAATAAAATTCCATACTACAAATCCATGATTACAATATGAAATTACTTTATCTTCATATTCTTTACGAAGCATATAAGATAACTCAGTAAAAGCATAAGTGCTAATAAAATATGAATTATTATTCAAAATAAATTTATCTGATAATAAATATGTATTAATACTAATCCCTAAATAAGATAAATATAATTTTTGAAGATTTATAATACTTGGTAAATCAAAGATAGCATATGACTTAATTTCGATATTTTGTAACTCTGCCAACTTATATATAAAATAACAAAGTCCTCCATATCCTCCGCCAATTTCTACAATATCAATACCATTTTCATATTTATTTGATGTATTTTTTAATGCGAGTAAAGCATGATAAATGTAACGAAGATTTGTAGGTGAACACTCACAAAAATCTTCAAATATTACTTTGTTTGGCTTACCGATAAAATCATTTGTACAAGAAAATTCAATTAATTTATTTTTATTAAGCAAATAAAATTCACTAAATTCAGTCTTAATATAATTCAAATATTTATATCCTTGTTCTGCAGAAAGATGTTCTAATACCCAAGTATATCTTTGGTCGGATTTAAAACTCCACTCTAATGGATGTGTTTTTAGATTATCTACAATACATTCAACATAAGGAATATAATTAATCATGATATTATTCATATCAACTATATTTTAATATATTTAATATTATTATTTTTTATTTAAATCATTATAAATACAAATATCTAATAGATGAATACTGAGACCATTGCGGTCTTACTCAGTGAAGCCACATTATCTCTGTATCCAATCCTTATAAAGAATGTAAATACCAATCTAGCAACACAACTATTCTTTCGTCTTGGAACATATAGTGCTCTTAGTGCTGGACTTGCTGATAAGAAAGACATTATTTCAACTTGGGGGTCCATCCCTTCAGCACTATCAAGTCTCGCATATGGCTTCATGAACTTAATCCATATCGGCTCAAGCTATATTGGGTTTGCGGAGCTACCTGCCGGCACCGCCATGGCTCTTTTCTATACATATCCATTCTTCAATATTATTGCAGGGATTCTCTTTCTTGGCGAAGACTTCAAGATAATAACACTTCCATTCTTTACATTTGCTCTTGTAGGAGTATATTTACTTTCAAAAGAGGAAGAGAAAAAAGATAAAGATGAAAAGAAAGAAGGATTCTCAAATAAAAGCTGGACTCGTGGACTCATAGCGATTTTCATTGCTGCCCTTACAGAGACTCTTATCTTTATTGTTGCAAAGCTGGTACCTGGGGGCTCAAATGCATTCTATCCTATGCTCCAACTCTATGTAGGAGCATTTTTCTTATTACTTGGGGGTCTCGGAGCAAAAGCTCATATGCCTGATTGGTCTGCAGCTGGACCGCTTATATTATTTAATACATTTATTGGCTTTGTTGGTTATGCTATGCGGTTCTATGTAATCCCTTTGTTGCCAACTGCTGTCTTCAGTATATTATCCTTCATTGGTGTTATAACCGCTTATGGTTGGGGTAATTTCTTTGTTGGTGAGGTACCTTCACTTGAAGCCTGCTTAGGGGCTCTCCTAATTACTGGCTCTATTGCAGGTGTTCATGCGGTTTCGTGAGAATCTAAACATTGATGTTGTATATAATATTTAGTATTATGAAGTTACTTGATATAATTTATGTAATTAACATTGAACATCGTGTTGATAGGATGGAAGGATTTCGCTATTCGATAGAGACTCTTGAACTAGAAGATAAAGTAGAACGAATTAATGCTAACTATCATCCATCATGTCCTCCGCTTGGATGTGCGCGAAGTCATCTAATGGCGCTTGAAGCATTTGAGAAGTCTTCACATCAATATGCTCTCATATGTGAGGATGATATTCGCTTTATTGTACCATCTGATTTTACAGAATTCTTTGAGAAGTTAGAAAATGAAGTATTTGAACATAATTTTGAATTTGATGTTATTATGCTTATGGGAAATGTAGGTGATAAGCGTGCTTTAGTATTTGAAACTGAACTAGATTTTCTATATAAAGCAAATGCTGTACAAACTGCGAGTTGTTACTTAGTGAATCGCGTTTTTCTGCCAATCCTTATAGAGTGTTTCAGGAAATGTGTAAAACATTTAGAATCACTAGAGTTTGCTACATATCAACCAGCATCATATGAAATCGATCAATATTGGAAAAATTTGCAGCCTATAAGCAATTGGTATGTGGCTCATCCAGTTATTGGTAAACATGAGCCTGGGTATTCTGATATTTGTAAAGGAGATGTAGATTATGGATTTTGAAGGCGTTTCAATGCAGCATCAGCCATAAGAGCTCTGCAAGTTGCTAGGTGTGGTTGCTGAAACTTTGGTATTATATTAAGAATAGTGCTTAAACTCACATTACTTTTTATTATAAAAATGCCTTATTCGGCGTCAACATTTGATGAGATTATATTAAAACAACTTATTAAATTAAACCCATCCTCTATTTTAGATATTGGACCAGGTGCTGGTAAATATGGAAAATTACTTAGAAGCGCTCTACCTGGATGTAAGATAGATGCCGTTGAACCGACTAAAAAATATATTGATGAATTTAAGCTAAATTCCATATATAATACTATCTATGAAATGAATATTGAAGAATATCTTGATAAGCACCCTAAACATAGGTATGAGGTTGTTATTATGGGAGATATGCTAGAACATCTATATCGGTCAAAGGTTATTGATTATATTGACTTCTTATTGTATAAAAGCAATTGGATTTTATGTATTTGGCCAACAAATCTTCCACAAGATGATTATGAGGGTAATGGATATGAATGTCATAGATCCAACTTTAAGTTGAAAGATTTATCAGATAAGTTTGAAGTAGAGTTTTATGCAAAAAAATTTTATGATTGGGTTATTGATTATATTCATCACCCTGCGTCCATACATTATTGTGTATTGAAAGGGCTCCCCACTTCAGTAAACATAAATTTTTTGTGAATATATTAGACCAAGGAACATTTCAAAATGTTCAGCGGTCTAATTATGATTTTTGAAGGCGTTTCAATGCAGCATCAGCCATAAGAGCTCTGCGAGTTGCTAGGTCTGGTTGCTGAATAGGTATAATATCTGAAAAGAGCATAGCAGGTTCCTCAGGAATTGGCGTTGGAGGGCGCTGCGGTAGCATGGGTGGTAGTGGAGGTGGAGGCGCAATAACTGCTCCTAAGAGATCAAGTATAACTTCATCCCTTAGAAGAGAAACAGGCTCAGGTAGAATCTTTTCAACATAGATATCTACTGTTAGTCCTGATGACAGCGGCAACGGAATTGTTGTGCCCTCCTGAAGCACATTGAAGTTTTTTAAGTGAGCTTCAATCTCATCACGCACATCTAGTCCTGATTCTAAAATTGTCTCATCAATCGGTTTCAATGAAATCTCTATTGCTCTCGGAAGAGTT